ATTAAGGGTGTATTTTTACAATCAGACATTAAAAATCGTAACGGAAGAGTCTATCCAAATGACGTATTAACAAAGGAAGTAAAACGTTACAACGCAGAATTTATCAATAAAAACAGAGCGTTTGGTGAACTTGGTCACCCAGAGGGCCCAGTTGTAAACCTAGAGCGAGTATCACATATGATAAAAAAACTCTATCCAGAGGGTAAAAACTTTGTGGGAGAGGCAAAGATACTTGACACACCATACGGAAAAATCGTTAAAAATCTTATAGACGAGGGTGCGAAACTTGGTGTTTCGTCTCGAGGAATGGGTTCACTTGAACAAAAAAACGGTGGACACTATGTAGGAAAAGACTTTTATCTTGCAACAGCGGCAGATATCGTTGCAGACCCATCGGCACCAGATGCCTTTGTAGAAGGTATAATGGAAAATAAAGAATGGGTGTGGCAGAACGGTGTCTTGGTAGAACAAGACGTAGAGGCTTGGAAACAAGAACTTATACGAACAAAAAGAGCCGAATTGGCAGATAAAAAAGCCAAGATTTTTGAAGACTTTTTAAAGAAACTGTAATAGAAAATCATCAAATTATAAATATCTTGTAAAAAGAGAGATATTTTAATTGCAATTAAAAAAAGGAGATTTCTCAATGGCTACAGAACAAAAAATTGAAGTAAAAGGACAGGCAATCACGGAACAAGAAACCGTTGCCGATGCTCCTAAAAAGAACGCTGTAGCGGCTGAACCTACTCATCTAAAAAATGAGGCAGAAGATTTAGGCGCAGCAGTTGTAAGTCCAACTGACAGCAAAACCGACGCTTCGAAAAATACAAAGAAAGTTTCTGACGCTCAAAATGCAAAAGCTATAGAAGGGGACGTATCGAAGAAACCAGATACAGAAGCTGGTGTAACAAAGATTGATACACCTGGCCAAACATTAAAAGTAGAAGATACAGAAAAAGACGAAGTGATTGATGTTTCTGATGATGTAAAAGCATTAATCGGAGACGAAAAATTAACAGAAGAATTTAAGGCAAAAGCTGCAACAATATTTGAGGCTGCTTTGAAATCAAAAATCAAAGAAGCTAAAAAGAAAATGCACTCATCATACGAAAGTAAACTTAAAGAAGAAACCGAAAAATCAAAAGCAGAGCTTGTTGAAAAAGTTGATTCATACCTAAACTACGTAGTAGAAGAATGGTTGAAACAAAACGAGATTGCTATTGAACGAGGTATCAAAGGCGAAATCGCTGAGGACTTTATTAGTGGTCTGAAGAAACTATTTGAAGACCATTACATAAGTGTTCCTGACGAAAAATATGATGTACTAGAGGATCAGGCTTCTCAAATCGAAGAGCTTAACAAGAAATTGAATGAGCAAATCGAAACAAATGTTAAATTAAATTCTGAAATTGGTAAGTTAACAAAGCAAGATATAGTTGACGCTGTATCATCTGACTTAACAGATACCAACAAAGAAAAATTTAATAAGTTAGCGGAAGAAGTTGAATACTCTAATGCTGATGAGTTTAAAAAGAAAGTATCGACAATTAAAGAGTCATACTTTACTACAAAAGAAATTTCATCTAAAAATGAAATAGATAGCGTAGAAGGCGAAGCAAACAACGTTGAATTAAACGGTGTTATGAGTGCCTATGCAACTGCTATCAGTAAAACAAAAGACCGAATAAAAATCGGTGAAAAAAAATAATAGGGAGAATAAGAACATATGTACTTATCTGAACAATTAGTTAAAAAGTGGGCGCCTGTACTTGACCATCCAGAACTCCCAAAAGTAACGGATGCATATAAGAAGGCGGTCACAGCTGTTATCTTGGAAAACCAAGAGAGAGCACTGAGAGAAGATAGAGCATTTATATCAGAAGCTGCTCCGATCAACAGCACTGATGCAACTTCCATTCAGAATTGGGACCCAATCCTAATTTCATTAGTGCGAAGAGCAATGCCAAATCTTATCGCTTATGATATCTGCGGCGTACAGCCAATGACAGGTCCAACAGGACTTATATTCGCAATGCGAGCGAAATTTACATCACAAGCAGGAACAGAAGCGTTATTTAACGAAGCTGATACTGACTTTTCAAGCAGAAACGCAGCGGGTGACTCAACTCTACCAGGTGTTGGTGGAGAAGGTTCATCTTCACAATCAGGCACAAACCCTGCATTGTTAAACGACAGCCCGGCGGGTACTTATACTACTGGTACTGGTATGTCAACTGCAACTGCTGAAGCTCTTGGAGACACAGGTGCAAACGCATTTGCAGAAATGGCATTCTCAATAGAGAAGTCAACTGTAACTGCTAGATCCAGAGCATTAAAAGCTGAATACACAATGGAACTTGCACAAGACCTTAAAGCAATTCACGGTTTAGATGCAGAGACAGAATTAGCAAATATTCTATCATCTGAAATCCTTGCCGAAATCAATAGAGAAGTTGTAAGAACTATCTACAGAGTGGCTGAAAAAGGTGCTTCTGCAAACACAGGTACTGTAAATACAACAACTGAAGGTATCTTCGATTTAGACACAGACTCTAACGGTAGATGGTCAGTTGAAAGATTTAAAGGCCTAATGTTCCAAGTAGAAAGAGAAGCAAACGCAATATCACAAAGAACAAGAAGAGGAAAAGGAAATATCCTTATCACATCTTCTGACGTGGCTTCTGCTCTACAAATGGCAGGCGTGTTGGATTATACTCCAGCATTAAATAATAATCTTAACGTTGATGACACAGGCAACACATTTGCAGGTGTTCTAAACGGTAGATACAAAGTGTACATTGACCCATTTGCTGCTAACCAAGCTGCTAAGCAATACTTCGTAGTTGGTTACAAAGGCTCAAGTCAATACGACGCTGGTATCTTCTATTGTCCATACGTTCCACTACAAATGGTGAGAGCGGTAGGGCAAGATACTTTCCAACCAAAAATTGGATTCAAAACAAGATACGGAATCCAAGCTAACCCATTCGCAGAGAGCTCAGGTTCATCTGCTGCTGCGGTTATCAACGGTGCAGGAAATATCGACGCAAATAGATACTACAGAAGAGTACAAGTAGCGAACTTAATGTAATCTACTTGTTACTTTATTGTAACATAATTAAAAGGGCGGAACTAAAAATCCCGCCCTTTTTTTTTATATAAATATTTGATATGACAACACTAACTGCGTTACAACGTCAACCATCAAAATTAGACTACGCCAGTCCCACACAGTTTAAATTTAATATACTTAAACTTCCAAAAGTAGAATACTTTTGTACTGCAGTAAATCTACCAGGTATCTCACTAGGAACAGCGACATTCCCTACACCATTAAAAGACATACCATATCCTGGCGAAAAGGTTACATATCAGGATCTACAAATGACATTTATGGTAGACGAAAATTTGGCAAACTATCAGGAGATACACGGGTGGATTGTTGGTCTAGGTTTTCCAAAAGACCATCTACAATATAAAAATTTATTAGACGCAGGCGTAGATCGTTTTCCCACTGGTAAGGGTAGTGTAAGTACAGAACCCGGAAAAGTAAAGTTTGGCACACCAGATCAATCGGCCGCATTTTCTGACGCAACACTTACGATACTTTCATCAAAAAATACAGCAATAACAGAGGTACGTTTTAGAGATGTGTTTCCAATCTCTCTTACTGGATTACAATATAATCAACAAGCGACTGATGTAAACTATCTTACATCTGACGTCACTTTTAAGTATAGTCTTTACGAGTTTGCCTCTTCAATAAATTCATCAGGAGTTACAGTTACAACCTCATAACACTTGATTTTTTATAAGACCTATGATATATTATTAGTGATATGGATTTAGAACAATTACAAAATGAGGCAGATAAAGATTTAAAGATTAATGACACGGAACTTGACCTTGAATCAATACGAATACCGGCTCTTCATAACAAATATTTAAAAGAATATACAAGATATAAGTTGCTTTTAACACGTGCTGAAAACGATTTAAACACGCTTAGACGAGAAAAATGGGAGTATTACACTGGTAAGTCTTCACCAGAGGTATATCAGGCAAAACCCTTTGATTTAAAGATATTAAAGACTGATGTTGAACGTTATATAGAGGCAGATATAGAAATACAAAATGCGATATCAAAAGTATCGTATCTTACTACCACTGTTGACTTTTTAGAAAGAACACTACGAGGTATTACAAATAGAACCTTTATGATTAAAAATGCAATTGAGTGGAGGCGTTTTACAAGCGGTGCCGTATAATGTTTTTAGAAAACAATCATTGTATATCCGTAGGTTATTTTAATAAAAAATTTTGTGATGAGATTATTACTCTTGGAGAAAAAAATACAAAGTTATCTGCCAATTTAGATAAACAGGCAAAAGATACAAGTAAAAGAAATTCAAAGATATCTTGGATAAAAGATAACAACGTAATTACACAGATACTACCCATACTTTTTGAACACAATAAAAAGGCAAAATGGAACTTTAATATAGTTGAATTAGAGCCATTACAATACACAGTTTATGA